CGGAGAAACCAGTCTTATTATTATACTAATCTGATTTTTACTAAAAGATTTCTCGTGAAAAACACAGGGGTCTAATTACAAAAGCAACGAAAATCCGGCCAAAATAGCATCGCCAATCAAATCACCCACCGACGAACCGGTCACCGCTTCCACCGCGGCCGAGCCCATTTTCATGTACTGCCCGACCTTTGCTGCGGTGGTCTTACCAGTGTCCACGGCCTCTTGGGCCATCATGTGGGATGCTTGACGAGCCAAACCGGGATGATTGTCTGACTTCACCAAAGGCTTCATGTGGGTGTTCGCGGTTGAAAGCATCGCACCAGCCTCCTCCGCGGTCGTATGAACACGACGCAAAGAAGTCTGGGAGCCTTCCTCGTAAGACAAAACACCGTAATACGCATACACGTACTCAGCCTCGACCTCCAATCTCAAACCTGCACTGAGACCTTCTCCCATGACGCTGAGCGCCGGAAAACCAGCTCCACGATAACCAGTCGTGCTTCCTTGCCATTGGCCAAAAGCACATGTGGTGTTCGGAATCGCAGAAGCTGCCAACCATTTCTCGGGCGGCCAGTTGGAAACAGACACCTCATGGCGATTCACTTGCTCCGGAGTAAGAGCGCTCATCGCACCAAAAGTATCAGAACCACCGATCACCGTCGGAAACGTGTTGTACTCGTTGTCGCCGAGCGTCTGCTGAAACATGGTGATACGTCCAGCAGCGTTCAAAGGAGCGGCCAACGGGCGGACTCGAAGTCCAACCGCAACATTGGTAAAACGTTCTCCAGCACCCGGGGCGTTCGCGCCAGGAGCTTGCTGAGGAATGAAAGAATCCGGAAATTTCGCCACCAACCACGAGTTCGCGGTCAACGGATTCACGGAACCTCCAGATGGCACACAACTGGAGGACGGCGCAACGAGCGGGCCAGAACCGACAGAAGAGTCACCGGTCCAAGTAGCCTGAGTCGCACTCACGGGTGCACCGCGAGAGCCGCCGGGCACAGTGGATGGATAACCAAGATAAAGTTGGTTGGATGCAGGAACGGGAAACGGTCCTACATTCGAGAAATCTTGATTCCACCCGTCGGCGTTTGCTCCCACGTACACGAATCCTGAGGCGTTGGCTGCTCCGACTGTTCTGAGAGTAACCTTGTACATTCTTGGCGTTGCTGCAGATGCGCCAGGCGTGATCGAAATCGGAATGGGGACTGGAAGAGCACGCCACGGATCTGCCACACAGAGGGCCCAGAGATAGCGTCCAGCGTCTTTCCTTGAGAAGAGCTGCTGCATGTACTGGTGCATTCCGCGCTCGGTTGCTGTACCCTTCTTATCCGCTCCAGGAATATGCAGTTCATTTCCCGAGGGCTTTGGAGTACGCAGCTTGCCTGAAGCTTTCCGCGCGTTTGCGGTTGCGGCCTTGCGAATGTCCTTTGTGATGACATGCTCAACTTTCTTCCTTTCCTTTTGAGATTTGGTCTTCGTCATAAACTAATGTTTATTTCGACCCCCATGTGCGTAAAGTGCACCACATGTCGACGTATCTTGCTTACGCAATGAAAGGACTTCACCCTTCTACTAGCAGGCCGTGTTGTTAATACGGTTACGTCGGCACTGTGGCCCTATCAATCCGAGCTCAGCTCGAATCGTAAAGATCTGATCCTACCTTCAACGGACCAAATCGAGACTCCAATAAAAATGAAGGAGGAGTAGCTGAAAAACAACCAACCGAAGTCTTCAAGATTCCAATCCACTGTTGAATTTCCAACGTGGGATCCTTAAAACCTCTAACCTCAGCATAAAGTTGCATAGTGTCATAAAACACCTCGGGCGGACAAGCGAACGGCACATAATCCTTCCATTTTGCCTGATGCCATTCATCCTCAGTCCGAACGTAATCAGACCAATCGGCGACGGCACCCATGGCGGAAGCTGCATGCCATTCAGCATAAGCCGCGTCCAACGGTGTAATCACTCGGTCGGGGCAAACAGACCAAGCAGCATGATGCCGCTCAATCAAACGAAAAGCCTCCGACTCACCAATGCCTGCCGGCATGGATGGACCAAAGTGATGTTGCTTAAACCAGTTAATAGGAATCGCGTAAGCGGGGGCTGGGGTAACCACCATTGCCAAAAACGAAACCGTTCCTGCTCGACTCCATTGAATCTTACCATCAATGAGCAGGTCTGGTTGATAATCAAAACCGCACTTCTTTGCCTTTTGCATCACCAAATCAAGAAAATTGTCATAACACCATCTCGCGAGTTCCATGCCGTCCATGACGGGCATGTCCCACAGAACTGGCACCATAACAAAATCCTGACTTAGCTCGGCATAAAGCGAGGTGCGGGCCCCTCCAGTGTTTGTGCACATGAAAGGTTTTTCAAAGAAGATCGGTTCTTTCCACGTGTCGTCCTTCACCTCGACACGGAAACGTCCCTGCATTCCCAAGCGCTCCATCTCGTCGACGCACAAAGCATAATCCTCAATCATAGGATGGACTACACAAGCACGATCAATCAAGCCGACGAAATCGTGAAATTTCTCACCGCAGCTTTGGTCACACATTGCAATATCGAACCCCTGTTCCCAACGGACACCATCCAGATACAAAAGCAACTTGCTGTCATCTCCCATCTTGAGCCACACTATGCCATTAACAATGGACGCATCGTAACGACGATGGATCAAAGTTAATATTTGGGAATTAATCACCGGCACATACAGAGCAACAAAGATAAATGAATGGACGACAACGAAAGGCTCTCCCTTCAGATGTTCCACAGAACGAGACACGCAACTCCAGGCTCCGCCCTCACCCGTCCGCGCAAGAATGAATTCTTGGGACACGTGAATCTTAAACGGCAGACCAATGGCCATAGAGTGCACGGATTCAACATTGGCAGGATAGATCGGACGCACCTTCAACCAACGGACAAGCTGCTTCATATTGGATTCAGTAATCTTCACCCACAGCATCTCATCAATCTTTATGACGATGACCCTCTCCGCACCCAAAATATGACCGACAGGACAACCCTCGGCCACTTTCACGCGCTCGAACCAATCAGCCTTCTTTCTAGCCGGCCAAGCTTCCCGATCGTTGAAATATTTCCTCAACTGATCGTAGTCGTAAGCCACGATCTCACCGCCGAACCAATCAACCCACGCAGCAGCCACAGGCTTCACTTTCTGCGTACATTGATATTTAGGAACAGCACTCAGACGAGTCGCACACAAATTAAGAGCATCATGCAACGCTTGCGTCGGCTTGCCCAAGTAAGTGTTCAACTCACTGTTAATGAGAACCCATTTCCTCGTCTCAACCTCAGGCGGCGAATACGTGTTCCACATCTCCAGCGTATTGATTGGCATCTTAACACCACCAACCACACTGTAAAGAGTGGAACCCCAGACATCAGTCTTGTCGTACTTCTCAACCTTCCACGGCAACGAGGCCACGGCCACCAAAAACATGTTTTTCAAAAGTTCCAGCTTCTTATGGTACAATGCAACCGTATGCCGCAAATTATGAGCAGCATGAGCAACGATTGCCAACTCGAATGGCAAGAAGCGGAGAACCAAATGAAACACGATTCGGTGGATGGAGGCGTTTGCCCACTCTACCCAAGTCCGCGTTCCGTCCCAGATCAAAAACAGATCCATGAGGGATTCCACGACGGACAGGGCGAGGGCCCACACCCAGCCAAGGGGCGAATGCTTCAACCACTCCTCAACGAAAGTCGACAGCAAAGACACTGCCGCTTCCAACAACATTTCCAACCAAAGCGGCTGCACAGCAGCCACCTTGTTCTTCAAATTGTTGAGGTATCCCAAAATTCCGGCGGACGCCTTGAACTTGCCCAGAATATGAGAAATGACCCGGCCAACCTTCGTCAAGAAAGACAACTCTGCCAAATCCTCCATCTCGTAATCGCTCGTGCCGGGAGGAGGAGGGCGCAACTCGCCCGACCACCACTCACCCAGCTTCGCCCACAAGTAAGTGAAGAATTCGCAAACGTGTGTCCACGCCGCAACCGCAGCGTCAAACTTGGTCACCTGAGACTTTATGTCAGCAATAGCATAACACAAGCCATAAGGCAAATTGGTCCGTTCTTGCAAATGTCCAGCAAGAGCCGTGATTGTCGCCTCCTTAATAGGCGCCGGCGCGATACCCAGTTCCAAAGCTGGTCGCGCGCCCAATACATAAGTGGCCGTGTTGACCACAGCCCCGCCGATCTCATCGAACAAGTCGAAATATGGCTTGATCAAATCAGCGGAAAAATAATTGTGAAAAGCAGTCCAGGCAACTGTAACAAAAGCAGAAACCTGACCGCGGTCGGACACATCGACGTTCCCAGCACGACCCGCCAACATCGGGACCAACCAACCCATAATGCCGTCATAGACGAGGGCATCACGAGTCATTTGATCGACCAAAATGTCAGGACCAGCAGTGTAGCTCATCGGAAACCATTGAAGATGGGTCTTCATATAATATTTCTTCAGAAACTCACCGCCGAAAGGCTGTTCACACCAATTGGTAATAACCCAATACCCGGTAGCATCGCCAGCAACCACCAAACGCTTGTACTCATGCAACCAAGTTCCCTTGTTCTCATGATCATACGGCGCTTCAGCAACACCAGCTCGATAATGCACGCATTTCCGGGAAAGAGGGTACGCATTCACAACCGCGAAACCCTGAATGGTCGTCGCGGCCTTCACCTCCAACTCTTCCCCGTCAATGGTCGGCACCTTCACAATCCCGTGAGACACCCGATCCAGATAAATGGTTCTACCCTTGCCTGTTCCCGTCCGAAAGTTAAACGAAGAGGAATGAATGAAAATGCCTTCTTTTCGAACATACACATTATTCTTAAAGAGATCAACAAATTCCTCCGGACTAAAATAGTACGAAGCATCATTGAAAACAAAAATGCGCATGAGATCAAAATGAGGCGCCACGCAAGCAACACGCCCGCGGACAGCATCCATCCCTTTCACTTCCGGTCGATGACCTTCCGCAATCGCCGGCAAATTGGCAGCCAGCAAAGCGTCATTGATCAACTTCACCTCATACTCACGAGGGAAGAGAACACCGACTCCACAATTTGAATAAAGTTGCTGCGTAGTAGCAAGAAGCGTCTTCTTAAAGATAGATCGCTCCCCGAACTTCGCCGACTTACCGTCAGCCGAGAACTTTATCGCCAACCAATCGTCACCTAGACGATTAGTCTTCGTGTTCCACATCCCGGCTGCTCTCGCAAAACCGGTAATCTGGCCCACAATTTTGAAGCATTGTTTCTGCTCCACATAAGAACGCAACCCTGCCGAATATGCGTGGGGACGACTGTCGCCGGGTCCCACAATAACAGGAATACCGACAGACAGCAAATTGGCTGCATCGTTAGAATTCACCAAAGAAACGAAAATAGGATCCTTACGGGTCTTCTTCTCGTGAGATTTCTTTTCTTTCGAAAAGCCTGGTTTAACGCCACCAGTGACGGCCGTTTCCGGCAAGACGAAAGGTTTGGCCGAAACCGCGGGATCCCCAGCCTTCACTTCCACACTACTAACATTCGTGGGAACCGGCGCTACGGGAGCGATTTCTTCCTTGCCCTTCGACAAAAACTCTCCTTCCATAATAGAAA